AACAATCTCGAGTCCCGCGCAAAGGAATTCGGATCTACCCTGCCTCTGGCGATCACGCCGGGACGGCGCGACGTGGCGGTCTCGCTGGAATTGTATAGCCAGGACGACTCGGCAACAGGAGCACTGTACCAGGCGGCGCGGCAACAATCGCCGATCACGGTGATGTTCCAGTTGGGAAATACCTCCGGCCAAATGACGGCTGTGTACCTGCAAAGCGTGATTCCATCCGTACCGGAATTCAACGACGGTCAGAATCGCCTGCAGTGGCAATTCCGGCCTTCACGCGCTCAAGGCACGGTGGACAACGAAATCCAGGTGGCATTCGGATAACTATGACCTACGACAGTGTCGAGCTTGTGGAATCCAAGATAGCAGATGGGGTGAGTTACTCCGTTTCGAAGATGTCGTTTGCGCGCCGAATGGATTTGATGAAGCGCGTGCGAGATTTAACGCGACGGGCAGAGTTTCTGGTTGCCGCCGAGGACGCGGGCGGCAAAATGGACGCGGCGTTGCTCGAAGTGGAAATCGAGCGCCTGTACGTGAAGTGGGGTTTGCGCGAAGTAACCGGCCTCGAGGTGGATGGCTCGGCAGCGACCCCCGAATCGCTGGCGGAATCGGGTCCCGAAGATCTGTTCCGCGAGGCTCTGGCGGCGGTTCGCGCGGCCGCCGGGCTATCGGACGCCGAACGAAAAAATTGATCGTCGCCTTCCATTTTCACTTCTCAAACCAAGCCGGTTGGAGGTGCGACGTGTGCCGTAAGTCCGGCTTGGAGAAGGCGCGGCGGTGCGGTTTTCTGGGTTACGCGGATGAACCGATCGGGCCGCCGGTGTGGGCGAGAAAGAACGTGACGCTCCACACGTGTCCAACATCATTTGTAACTTCCGAAAGCCAGGCTCTGGTCGAGGAGTTTCTGGTAAGGCGCCGGTTAGGCGCAATCGATATGCGCGATTTGAGCGCGAAGCAGGTAGAAGCGTTTGCGCTGTTGGAAAAGGCGCTGACCGCCGAGGTGAAAGATGGCCAACAAAACAGAAAAGCGGTTATTTAACTTATTCAGCGAAGCGTCGGGTAAATCATCGGACGGCGCTCGCGCAAGCGATGCGGAGGGGACGTCGGCGGCTGGCGGCCGAGGCCAGACGGAGTCCGCGGCCGAATATACAAGCGCCCCCTCCGAAGCATCTTCGTTCGTTCCCTCACTTGACGGCGGCGCCAGCCAGGGCTATCACGGGACATCCGGATCGGCAAGCGCCAGCGGCAGCAGCAGTAGCGGCGGTGGCATAGGCAGCGCGATCGAATCGGTGGCTGGAGACGTGTTCGGAGGAGCGCTGGGACTGATTCCGCTGGTCGGCAGTCTGTTTGGCCTCTTCGGTAGTAAGTCGACGCCGCAGCCGACCTTCGAGAAGTACGACATGCCGTCCTCCATTTCGTTTGATGCGGCGAATACGTCGAGCGGCCTCGCCAATGCCGACTACGGCCAGATGGGATTGCCGCGTTTGTACGATAGTTCGGACGCCGGGGCAACCTCGGCCGGAAATGACGCGAGCACTGGTTCGGTGGCTACCAGCGCCTCCGCGGGCTTGAGCAGTCAGAATCCCTCCGGCGGTTCCCCTAGCGGCGTTACCGTCGGCGGAGGCGGCTCGGGCTCGCCGCAAATCAGCGTGAACGTGCAGGCCATGGACGCGCAATCTTTCATGAGCTACAGCGGTGAAATCGCAAAAGCGGTGCGCGACGCCATGCTCAATCTCAGCTCCATCAACGATGTGGTGGCGGAACTCTAAAATGGCGACGTTTCCCCCATTAAGAACCGGCGCGGTGGCGCAATATCCGGCGGCCAGAACCTTTCGTTACAACAATCAGGTTCTGCGATTCGTGGATGGACACGAACAGCGGTACCGTGATTCGGCTGGGCCGTTGCACCGCTGGACGATCCATCTCGATTACCTGGATCCAACGGAGATGGCTGCGATTGAAGACTTCTTTCTGACTAATCAGGGCAGCTTCGGAAGTTTCGCATTCACCGACCCATGGGACAACACGTCTTATCCAAACTGCAGCATCGTGGGCGATAACTTAGCGGAACTTATAAAACAGGAATTTCAAAGCGGAACATCGATAACGATCATGGAGAACCGGGGATAAGATGAGCGTGAGCGTCTACCCACAACTTACCTCAGGCTCGTTGAGCCAGTTTCCCTTGAAGAAACGGCTGCAGCAGCGAACCGTGATCAACAATCTGGCGGATGGCAGCTCCGTAAGACTGGCGGACGTGACCGGCGGTTCCGCGGGCTGGCAGCTCCAGTATGCGGCTTTGAGCGACGCTGAAGCCGCCAGCCTGCAGCAGTTCTTCGAAGCGTGCGAAGGTTCGCTCAACGGATTTACGTTTGTCGATCCGGCGGGAAACCTGTTGGCCTGGAGCGAGGACCTGACCAATTCGGTCTGGCAAAGAGGTCCTCTGCTCTCGGTGACCGGCGGCGTTGCCGATCCGTTAGGCGGGAAGCAGGGATTCAGCCTGGCAAACTCGGGGGCTGCGGCGCAAGGCATTAGCCAGACGCTGAACGCCCCCGGCGGGTATGTATACTCACTGAGCACGTATGTGCAGGCGAGCCAGGCGGCGTCGGTAACTCTGTCAATTGGCAATCAAAACAAGAGTTTTGCCATCGCCCCCAGTTGGACGAGAGTCGCATTCACTGGAAGCGGAGACCCCACAGCTTCCTCGATCGCCTTTGCAATTCAATGTGCGCCCGGAGCCCTCGCGATTTTCGGACCGCAGGTGGAGGCGCAGCCCGCGGCCTCTGGGTACAAGCGGAGTTCCACAGGCGGCGTGTATCAAAACGCGCGATTTCAGGACGACGTCCTTCCGTGCATTTCCACGGCGCCCAATCAAAACAGCGTCACAGTGAACATCTTCTATGCAAACCATCTCTAGCTTGAAAGAGCAGGCGGTAACGGACACGCCGTTGATCTTGTTCGATTGCGTGTTGTCCAATGGCGACGCGGAGCACTGGTGCACGCACGCGGTGAGCGTCAATAACGTTTCCTACGCGGCGCGCGTGTTGCAGCACAGCTCATTCGACATTCAGACGGCTTCGGATCAGGGCGTGGACGGCAGCCCGAAGATCTCCGTGACGCTGGCGAATGCCGATTCTCACTTTTCGGAAGTCGAGCGGGCCACCGGCTGGAAAGGCGCGCAATTTACCGTCTCATTCCTGTTCTACGACCTGAGAAATGACGCGCCACTTACCGATGCGGCCGTTGTGTTTCAAGGCATCTGTAACCCACCGGACCAGATCAAAGAGGCAACATTTCGCCTTACCGCGTCGAACCGCATGAATTTACAGCGTCTCGTGCTGCCGGAAGTGCGGGTGCAGAAACGTTGTCCGTGGCAGTTTCCTACAACTCCCGCGCAGCAGGCCGAGGCGGTTAGCGGCGGCGCTAACGGCCAATATTCGTTGTATTATCGTTGCGGATATTCGGCGGGGCAACCCGGCGGAACGGGCAACCTGAACGGTAGCGTGCCGTTCACCTCTTGCGGATATACCCGCACGGATTGCCAGGCGCGTGGCATGTGGACTCGCTTTGGGGGCATCGAGTATGTGCCTCCGGTAATTGCCGTCCGCGGATACGGCAAGGACTGGACCAACTCCGATCTTTCGGTGAATCAGGCTCAGTACAACGATTTCGTGCCTATGGTTTATGGGACGGCATGGTACGAGCCGCTCGTAACCTTTGCCCGGAACGATGGCAACCTTACCCGCATGGAAGTGCTGCTGGGGATCGGTCAAATGCAGGGCGTGGTCACGGTGCTGGTGAACGGCATACAGATTCCGTTGGGCGTCAACGGTCAGAATATGTCGGCGACGGGCTGGTACAACGTTGTGACGCTCGGGACGCGCGACGGCGTGTTCGATATGAACTTCACGGATTCGAGTGGCCAACCGGCGGGCGACGCATACGGCAGCATGGCGTACCTGGCCGTAGTAGTGCCGAATGCGATCAGTAACGGAAACTCGCTGCCGAGTGTGCAAGTGCTGGCTCAGGGATTGATCGTACCCACTTATAATGCCGATGGCACGGCGGCATCGAGCGAGTTCTCGAGCAACCCCGCGTGGATTCTGCTCGATGTCCTGCGCCGCAGCGGCTGGGCGGCTTCTCAGATCGATATCCCGAGCTTTACCGCCACGGCCGCTTACTGCGATGAGCAGATCAACTCTATCGATCTTAACGGCAACCCCATCACCCTTTCCCGATTCCAATGCAATCTGGTACTGCAAAAAAAGCGGAGCGCCGGCGATTTGGTCCGAGGAATCCGCAACACGGCGCGCTTGTATCTGACTTATGGTCCGGGCGGACTGCTGCAGTGTGAAGTGGAAAATACGATCGCGCTGCAGCAGCCCACGCAGATGGCGTGGTCGAACAGCACAGCGCAGTTGAACGAAGGATGGCCCAGCTATGAGTTCGGAGATGGCACGAACGGCTTTTCGGGTATTCTTCGGCAAGCCAGCGGAGAACCCAGTGTCACCGTAAGTTCGCGGCCCATCGCCGATACCCCGAACAACTTCACGGTCGAGTTCCAGGATAGTTTGAACGGGTATCAGCAAGACAGCTTCGCTGTCGTGGATCCGGACGATGTCACTCTTGCGGGCCAGGAAGTTACCGCAGGTTTGATGGCAATTGGAATTCCGAATTACGATCAAGCCGGCCGCATTCTTCAATTTAATCTCGATAAGGCCGTCAAAGGCAACGTTTATATCGAATTCAACACCAGCGTCAAAGCGTTTGGCGTGAGGCCGGGCGATATCGTCACGGTTACTTACCTGAAGGAAGGCTTCAACCGGCAGCCGTTTCGCGTTCTCAAGATCTCGCCCGCTACCAACTACCGCACTTCGTCAGTCCTCGCGCAGATTCACGACGACGCCTGGTATGCCGATACCAACGGCCAGTCGACGTCGCCCACAGGGCCGGGTCAGGGCACTGGCGCCGGCATCGGCACGCCGCGTCCGCTGATGGGCAGCGTAATCGATGCGAACGGCAACCCCGAATTCGGAGTGGTGGAATCGGATACCACGGCTAGCGACGGCTCCATCGAAGTGGATGTCTCGCTCAGTTTCGTTCCACCTGCGACGCTCGCCGCGAGCGGTCCAGGCACGCCATTGGTGGACATTGCGCCGCAACTCTCCACCGGCGGAACTCTCACCGCTGGGGAAAACTTGTACTATGCGGTCTCCGGCGTCAATAGTGCGGGCGGCGAGGGACCGCTATCGTTTATCGTGCGCGCGAGCGTCATCGCCGACGGTAGCAGCGTGTCGCTCTCCGGCCTCAGTTTTGCCTCCAGCACCGCCACTTTCAACGTTTACCGCGGCGCCACTCCCTCGAATCTGTACCTGATTGCGACCAATCAGACTTTGGCCGCTCAGTTCACCGACACTGGCTTGGCCATACAGCCCATCGCTCCGCCCGACCCGTTCTTCGATCACGCGAACTTCTACTGGCGCATTGAGCAACTGCCGGAAACAGCGGCGACGATCCATTCGGCGTCGACGATCGGCAATTCGACTCTGCAAATGGACGTGAATTCCTACCGCGGCATGACGCTGCGCATCACGCGCGGCGCGGGCGCGGGACAGGAGGCGGCGATTCTCTCAAATACGGCAACCACGCTGACGGTATCTCCGGCGTGGGTTTTCGCGCCGGATGCCTCCAGTTCTTTCACAGTGGCCGAGTCCGCATGGCATTTCGGCGCCGTGGCCAACAGCAGCCCGGTGCAGTTCGAAGTTCCGAACATGGGCGGCGACGTGGTGCAACTCACCGGACGCTCGGCTAATGCCAACGATGTGGAGTCGCCGGCCGGTCTGGCGATCGTGACGCGCTGGCAGATTGGCGGTTCAGGAGGCGCCGATACCGACGTGCCGGCCGCGCCCGGGTTCGCCTTGAATCCGGGAAATAGCGGTGGCACGGTGGAACTAAGTTCGGTCTTTTTCAGCGATCTTTCGAATACCGCTTCGATCTCAGCCGGAACCCTGTCGCTTTACTATTGGGACGAGCTGCAAGGTACGCCCGCGACGATTCTTGCCGCCGGGATCGGAGCTGGGGATACCACGTTGATGCTGAATTCCGCTGGCGGCGCGGTGGCCGGGACGGTTATTCAGATCGATGGAGAGGCATTGCTAGTGACGGCCGTCGCGACCGGCGGCACCCAATACACGGTGACGCGCGGAGCATTCGGCACTACGGCGGCCGGGCACAACTCCGCCGCGGTAGTTTACCAACTGGGGATAACGACCTTGATCGCTCCCTTCCCGCCGCAATTCTTCGGCAGTGGTTACAGCGGAAGCTGGAGTTATCCCGTTACTCTGCCTGACGTCCGGATTGCTTGCGCCCAGTTGTTTGTGACTAACTCGATAGGGAACAGCCCCGCGTCGGCGATTTCGCTCACCCACAATGTTGAAAACGGTTTGCGAACGCTCTCCGGCGGCCAATATTCGATTCAAGTGGAAGGGTTCCTGGCGGTAGACCAGATGGTGGCGCCTGTTTTGGTGGTCGATACGGCGCATTCCGTGCGCGACGTCTACGCGGTGATCGGTACGTCGGCCGACCAGGAGGTGAAGGCTCAACTGTACGTCAACGGGACGGCGTACGGCGTGCCGTTGATCATCCCAATCGGCGCGCCTGTCTCGAATAGCATTGATGGCTCTACGCTTCCCCCGCTGGCATCGGACGCGAAAATCACGCTGGCGGTGACACAGGTTGGCCAGGCATTGCCGGGGGCGGACCTCACGGTCCTTATCAGACTCTAATGGCGGAGACTCTCACCAAACTGCGGCCGGATCGCGATTTGCAGTGCTACTTCTTCAGTCCATCGGCCATCGCGGCGCTCAGCCAAACCAGTCCGACGGGGTTCACCGTTTCCGGATCTTGGCGCCAGCAGTTCGATTGGGCGGTAATCGAATGGAACCGTGACAACGTCTTCGAGCACCCCGCATTGCGCAACTTACCCGATGGCGACTTAAGCGGCGTACAGCTGTCTTACCAGGAAACCCGCACGAACTGCATCCAACTTGACTCAACCTGGTTTCCGACCGTGGATTGGCCTTACCTTCGCATTTGGGCGGAAGTAAACGGCGCCGAGGTTATTTACAGAGTTCCCCTTACGAAGTACGCAACGGCCGTAGGGTCTTATGTCAAGCCGACGGTACAATTCCAATTGAATGGAACCATCACGGGTGGCGACTACATCGAGCTATCGTGGCTGGATCAACACTTCAACTACCAGGTAAACGGCGGCGATACATTGGCGAGCGCGATCAATAATCTCGCTTTTGCCATTACTTCGAATCAATCGCTGGGGTTGGTGTCG